TTTCCAGGAGAAGGTTTTGAGGGCGCGTAATGCACCCGCATTCTTGGATCAATTTGAGCCAAGACAACAGAAGTCCTTGCTTCTGAGAAACTTGTACTATCGTACAAGTAAACACTTTGCAACAAAGTTGCAATTGGAACTCGACCAGGGTAAACTTGGCCGGGTCAGGCAGTGGTGGCATACAGCCGACGCCACTGTCTTGCCTCTGCTGATTAGTTCAGTAGAGGAACCGGCCCACGACGAAGTGGACCATCTAACGCGCTGGGCGTTAGAGAACTGTGCAAATAATTATGCACTGTTTCAGAGAGATTTTAAATCTCTCAAGAAGGCGATGCGCAAAGCATTCGCCCTCAAGGGACACATTGATGATGTCCCGTGTAAGGCAACAATGTTGCCCTACCTAAGATCCTGTCAGAAGAAGCAGGATTTCGACGGACCTACTGATTTTGGTAGATACGTGTTGCTCTGGACTCAAACCAGGGCTACAGGACTTGCAGACAATAAAATGCTGCGGACCTCCATTGAGAAATTTATCTCAACGGTATCTACACCTTCTGAGAAGGTGCAGATGAACCCGGCGATCTTAATTGAAACGCTGGGTGGAGCGAGGGATGCTGATCCCTCGAAGGCAGTCCTATCAGTTGGGACTACCGCGTGTTTGGAAAAGACGCGCGCGAAAGGTGGTAAGACCACATTTCTTCAGCAGCTTGCAAGAAGCAAGTCGCTAAAGGCTCGATATAATTTCGAGACCTTGGAGCCGGAGTATATAACTCCGACCCCCGTCCGAACATCAGAGGATGTTTTGAACTGGGCGGTGCACAATATTTTACACCACCCTGCATACGTACGTTGTGTACGTGTGCATGTCGTCGCGGAGCCTGGAAAGGCTAGGACGATAACGGTCGCACCATATGCGTACCAAGTTCTCATGGGCATCTTTGCACATGTGTACCAGGCAACCCTTAGGTCAAAAGGGGTGCAATCCGGTCTGCGCGCAGACCGCCATCTGTGGAGATTTCTCCAACAGACTCTCAATCCTCAAAATGAGAATTGGGACACACTACAAGAAGGTAATGTGTATGCCCTCTCGACAGATTTGTCGGAGGCAACTGACTTTGGTAATAAGGATGTAGCCAGAGAAGTCTTACATTATATGATAAGACTAACCCCAGGAATGCCCAGGGGTTTATCAGTGCTTATGAAAACACTGTACTGCTCAAAGCGTTACTGCTTTGTGCCACAGGGCCAAGGATTTGGCCTTGTCACAGCCAAGAGATCTTGGTTGATGGGCGACATGATGACCAAATTCATGTTGACTGTAGTCCATGACTACTGCTGCAGACTAAGTCTGCTATCCACCTACACATTAGTGGGGGATGATGAGATAGCTTTGAGCTCTCATCACAAGCAATTGAGCGATCATTTGCTTAATCTTGAAAAGTTTTTCAAGATCTCAGAAGATGACACGTACATCTCTGAACACTTCGCATTTTACTGCGAAGAGGGTACCATTTTGCCGCAATATGCGCATGATACCAACCACGTCCGAATGAGACGGGGTAAGGAGCTATTATATTTAGACTACCCAAGGATCAGACTCCTGATCCCGACGCAACTGGAAACAGATGCGTATTCTGCTACAAATCAAGGCAGATTCGCCCTCCTAGGGAAGGAGTCGCGATGGGTTAACCAGGTTAACCAAGACGCCAGGCTTCATTTTGCTATGGCATCGCTGTACCAACACATTTTGGTACCGCAGGACAGAGACACTCTCTGCCCATTCACTCCCCTAGAAATGGGTGGTGATGGAGGATTTCCGCACTCGCCGGAATTCCTCAAAAGGGTTGTGGACGATAAAACTCACAACCCCCGCGAGACCAAGTTTAGAATGGTCTCACTTCTGAACAATATGTTCAGTCACAAGTTTGTCAGGTCAGACAGGCTTGACAAGGTAGTGCATAAGCACCACCTGTACCTTCCAAAATTGGAGGGTCTCAAGGGGTTGTTACCCCCTGAGGCAGTTCTTGAACCAAGGACTGAGGAAGCGAAGATAATGCTCCGCTCCATGCGGTTTCGCGAAATCGAGAAACCGCAGCAAACCTTTTTTAGGCTTGCTAGAGGTCTATATTACAAAGACCTACTGCAGGGGAGGACCCCCGCAGAGCCTGTCTTTTCAATAGACAGGAGATTCGATGGAGGCCAAAGCGAGCCCCAAATCGAATACCGACACTTCATAGAGAAGTGGAGGAATCCTGGATTTTCTTTCCAGGACATCGACACGTATTTTGTTTACAAGTCGAAAATCCCAGGCATGGATCCCATGAACCTGGGTTGGAGTAAGGTCGTGGAACCTTACCCTTCCAGTCGTGATCTATTCAACGACTGGGCAGAGAGGGAAATATCTTTTGAAGAAATGTCCTTCCCAGCCGTCCTGAGTATGATACAGGAGGGCACAGCACTACCACCGAGAGTAGTGCAAAGACTCAATTTAATACTTGAGTCGGACTCATATATTATTCATATGATTCCAGACGAACCCAAAGAAATTATTGGGATTGTCACCCGTGACATAAAATTGTGTCATAAGGTTAGGTATGCCTGTGAAGGCAGGACCTTGAAGCCACACTATGTGCTGGCTCTTGACCCAGTTATCTATTTAACTGGACGGGTAGATGACACTTACCGTCTACCCATAGACATCGCCACCGCGATACCTGTAGATCAGGAATATATTCCTGATCCTGGAGCGATGCTCCACGTGGACTACACGGAGTTCACGGATGGATTCCCCCATGATTTGGGGGTATTCGACCACAAAGTAATTGTGGCAGGGACTTACGCGAAACGCGTAAGCCGCGTCACCTTGCAAAGGTGATGCGCGTCGGTTGATTCAACAACCGAATCCACATCGGCCAACAATTGGCTGCGGATTCTGGGCTTACGCCCG